AAGATGCTCCTCCTGTTCCGCGCAGTCGAACAACGCCTTCGACAACGAAGGCGCCGCAGCCTGCGGCTGATGATGATGATCTCGACGACGCTCCGCCCACTCCCAAGTCGCAGCCTCGCAGTCGCCCGCAGCCTGACCCCGATGACGAAGAGGCCGCTCCTCCCGCTCCGAAGCCGCGGCCGCAGCAGAAGGCTCCCAAGGAGGAGCCGGCTGATGACGAAGAGACCGCTCCTCCTGCCCCCAGCAGCGCAGCATCGCTGCGCGATCGGCTTCGGCAGAAGCTGAACGGGGGAAGCAAGTAGTTCGGTAAGCCTGTGGCGAAACTGGTAGACGCGGGCCCGCTAACCCCGAGGCCTAGAAGGACAACGGTCTGCGGAAGATAGTAGGCGGCACCTAGGGCTGCCCACAAGACTGGGTTCGCAGATGATAAATATCGGGGAAATGAACAGCAGTCCAATGCAGGTTCGAATCCTGCCAGGCTTATTCAGGTGCACGATGTATAAACTCATCATGATCACACTTTTCCTGATGTGTGGCTGTCAAGCGAAGCAAAAGGCTGAATCTCATCCTGAGATGAACGCCTGCTTCACTATCACAGCTGTTGATCCTGAGAAGTGATCTTGTAGGACCAACCAATGCCTCGAGAGCGGCTTCCTGAGTCGATGCAGCGTAGCTACTTCGCCCAGCCAGCGAACATCGAACTCTTTTCAAGCGGTGCGGTGCTGCTTGATTGTGTTCTCGGAGGAGGTTGGGCACAGGGGCGTGTCTCGAACGTGGTTGGAGACAGATCGAGCGGAAAAACACTTCTCGCAATCGAGGGGATGGCGAACTTTCATCGCCTTTACGCTGGCGGGAAGATCCGATACAACGAAGTCGAGGCCGCGTTTGATACTGGGTACGCCGCGCAGATTGGCATGCCGATTGATGCGGTCGAGTTCTCAGAGCCGTGCTACACAGTCGAGGATGTGTTTAACGATCTGAACAAGTGGCTGCTGGCTCTTCCTAACAGTGAGCCGGGGCTGTACATTCTCGACTCACTCGATGCCGTCTCTGACAAGGATGAGCTTGAAGGTGAGTTTGGCAAAGACTCCTACGGAGCGCGAAAGCCGAAACTGCTCGGCCAGCTCTTCAGGAGAGTTGTCCAGCTTCTTGAGCAGAAACGCGTGCACGTGATGATCATCTCGCAAGTGCGAGACAACATCGGCGTGACGTTTGGTGAGAAGCACACTCGAAGCGGAGGAAAAGCCCTCGATTTCTACGCGTCACAGATCCTCTGGCTTGCCAGCATGGGAAAGCTCAAGAAAACTCGAGGAGGGGTTGAGCGCACCGTAGGGGTCAAAATCAGAGCGCAGTGCAAGAAGAACAAGATCGCCCTGCCCTTCCGCGAGTGTGAATTTCCCATCATCTTTGGGTATGGGATCGACGACGTCACCGCCTGTGTTGAGTGGCTACAAAAGGTAAAGCGGTTAGACACCGTCTCGCTGACCGATGCGGCGGCCGAGAGGCTGTTGAAAGGCCTCGATAAGTTGTCGGACGCTGACTTTGCCTCTACCCGAGAGACGGTCGCGTCGGCTGTGAAGAACAGCTGGTACGAGATTGAAGAGCAGTTCTTGCCGACGCGGAGGAAGTATGCCGAATAACAACGAAAAAGGTGCTGACTACGAGCGCCAGGTATGCTCGAAACTCTCACTGTGGGTTTCAGGCTTCACTCGTGATGACCTTTTCTGGCGCTCAGCCATGAGCGGAGGAAGAGCGAACGTTCCTTCTCGAAAGAAGCGAGGCTATCGGTTCGACGCTCAGGTTGGAGACATCGTTGCAGTGCAGACAGAGGGGTACGCTCTCGTCTCGAAGTTCTGCATCGAGTGCAAGGCGTATCGAGACATGTTCCTCCAGCTCCCGATCTTTGGGAGTCGAGGAAACTTCGTCCCGATCTGGGAGAAACTGCTTGAGGAGAGTGATCAGTCAGAGAAACTCCCGCTGCTCATCTTCAGGCAGAATCGCCAACCTGAAATCGTTGTGACGACACCCGCAGGTCTCACAGCTCTCGATCCACAACGAGCGTTGCAGGTTCGTGCAACCTACGACCCGTTCAACGCCAAGTTCCTGCTGTTCCGCGATCTTCTATCAACTGATTTCGCTCCTATTCTTGCGAGCTGGAATCAGGCGAAGAAGGTGCCAACTCAGCGACTCAGGCTGAGTGATTCCTAAGATCAATGGCTGCGGATTCAGGTAAGCAGTACAGTTAACCGATGCCATGCTACCTCTTTACAGCCGATCTTCATCTCACAGCGCGACCCCAAGATGCGTACCGCTGGGAGATCTTCAACTGGCTCGTTGACCGCGTGCAGAAGTATGCGGTCACTCACCTTTTCATCGTCGGAGATCTGACTGACTCGAAAGACAACCACTCATCGGCGCTGGTCAACCGACTCATCAATGAGATTGATATTCTATCGCAGCACGTTGAAATTCATCTGATCAAGGGCAATCACGACTACATCGATCCAAATCTGCCGTTCTTCAAGTTCCTGGCAGGTCTCGATCGTGTAGAGTTCCACATGCTGCCGACTGAGAAGACCATCGCTGGGCACAGATTCCTGATCCTTCCGCATGTTCGCAACTACAGGACCGACTACCCGCCGCTTGATGGGCTGGCGCGTATCGACTTCGTTCTAGCTCATCAAGCATTCGACGGAGCTAAGACGTCGAATGGATTCGGGGTCACGGGTGTTCCTCAGAACATCTTCAATCGAGTCCGTAAAGACGCCCATGTGATCGCTGGTGACATTCACGTTCCTCAGACGGTGGCTAACATCGTCTACTGTGGCGCTCCTTATCCTGTCGCGTTCGGGGATGAGTACAAACCACGCGTTCTACTCTTCGACGGCAAAGGGCTGAAGAGCATTGAGCGTCTGACGATTCGCAAGATGACGCTCGTGGGAGATCATCCTGACGCCTTCGTCGGCAAAATCGATGAAGGCGACATGGTTCGCGCTGTTCTTGAGCTCGCACGAGAGGACTTCGATCAGTGGGAGATCTTCAAAGCGAAGATCGTGAAGTATTGTAAGCAGCAGGGTGCAACTCTCTGCGGGCTTGAGCTGCGTCCCAAGCTTGTGAAGAAGCGCGAGCGCCTGTCCGACGCACCGGCACCTTCGCAGGTGCTCACACCCGTTGAGATGTTGAGCAGATTCGCGACCGGTCGCGACGACGTTGATGAGTACACCCTTAGTGTTGGGAAACAGATACTAACGTCTGATTCTCTGAAGAAGAGGTAAAGAAGGCGGCAGTGAAGATTACCCACGTTGCAATTCAAGGCTTCAAGAGTTTCACGAACGATCAGGTTCTTCGAGTTCCTGCTCGTTCTGATGCTTTTGTGCATGTGACAGGCAAGAATGAAGTCGAGCCTGATCTGGGTGCAAACGGGGCTGGGAAGAGCACGCTCTTTGACGCAATCATGTGGTGCCTCTTCGGCTGGACGGCTCGAGGAGCGCGAGCTGCGGCGGTCGTCAACTGGGAGCATGCTCACCTGACATCCGTGGCCTTGTTTTTCGAGAAGAACGGCGTCAAGTACGAGCTCAATCGAACACAGAATCCGAATTCACTTGCGTTGACCGAAGGTGACGAGGACCCTCGAGTCATCACGCAGGAACAGGTTGAAGACCTGTGCGGATTCACGCGCAACACGTTTTTGCTCACTGTGCTGATGGGGCAGTTCAATACGTTCTTCTTTGATCTGAGCCCAGCTGTGCAGCTTTCGATCTTCAGTGACGCGCTGAAGCTTGAGGTGTGGACGCAGGCGGCAGAAGCGTCTCGGGTCGAGGCAGCGAAAGCAGCTAAGGAAGTGCAGAGTCTGCAAGTGGGCATCGGCGTTTTGGAGGGCAAGATCGAATCCTTCATCGCTGAAATTGAAGCTCTGAAGGAGCAGTCTGCTGCGTTCGAGTCGCGACGTCATGCGAAGATTGCTCGTCTCTCAGCTGATCTGAAGAATTTCGAAGCGGCTGACGAGAAGTTTCGCAAAGCTTACGACGTGGCGAAGCAGCATGCAACCGAGCTACAAGAGCAGTTTGGCTCGGTCGAGACTGCCTTCATTGCCCAAGATCGCAAGCGTGAAGCTGGTGAGAAGCAGCTTATCGGCCTGCAAGGCAAGCTAAGCAGCTTAGCAGCCAAGCGCGCCGGTCTCGCTAAGGAGTTTGAAAAGCTTGACCGGTCCGGGACCATTTGCCCCGTCTGCGGCGGCACCCTTTCAGACAAAGCGCTCGCTAAGGAAATGAAACGAATTGAGCAGGCGCTTGAAGAGCTCGATGTTGAAGAGGCTGGGCTGAGCAAGAGCGTGCGGCAAACTGAGGATGAAGTTGCTGGGGCTCGGGTTGCAGTCCAGAAGCTGTCTGACACGTACACTCGGCAGCGTGCCGAGATCAAAGAGGCTTTCGATATCTCGAGCAAACGCGCTCGTGACTGTGCCCAAAACGCAGCTGAGCTGAAGGCCACTCGTTCCGAACTTGCTGCTGAGGAAGCAGCGAAGAATAACTTTGATGACATGCTTGAGGCAGCTTCACAGCGGCTCGACGTCAGCATCAAAGAGCAAGAAGAGCATAAGCGCGTCATCGGTGAGCTGCAGAAGCGCCTCGGAGCTCTTGAGTACTGGGCAAAGGGCTTTAAGCAGGTGAAGCTCTGGCTCGTTGAGCAGGCCCTCACAGAGCTTGAGATTGAAGTGAACTCGTCGCTGGTGCTGCTGGGACTGCAAGACTGGCGAATCAGATTCGATGTCGAGCGTGAAACCACGTCGGGAACGACGTCAAAAGGATTCACAATTTTCATCGAGTCACCTCTTTCAGGTGAGCAGAGCGTGCCGTGGGAAGCGTGGTCAGGAGGAGAGACTCAGCGACTCAGGATTGCGGGAGCCATCGGGCTTGCATCCCTCATCAGGAGCAGACAGGGGTGTGAGTGCAATCTTGAGATTTGGGACGAGCCCACCGCCCATTTGAGCGAAGAAGGAATCACGGACCTGTTGACCTTCTTCGAGACAAGAGCTCGATCTCTCCAGCGGCAGATCTGGCTGGTCGACCATCGAAGCCTCAATGCAGGAAACTTTGATCACGAGGTGACTGTCGTCAAGACAGTGCAGGGAAGTCAAATCAAGCAGGCTTGACAAGGATGTGCACTCGTGGCAATAATCGATATCGAACGAGCTGATCTTTCAAAGATCCCGCGAACACTTCTCGAAGAGATTGCTCGAGTTGCGTGCCAGTTGAGCGGATACGAAGTGCCACACAGCGACGCACACTTCTTCATCGTGCATCGCGATGCCTACTGGATGCTGCATGCCAAACTGTGCATCGCTCTTGAGCGCATCGGCGTTAATGTCGATGAGCACTTGCGTGCGCTTGAGAAAGATCAGAAGGAGAAAGACGTCGTGCGGAAGGCCATCGCCGCCGACACGCCCATCGATGCCATCTTCAGAGAAGCAGTTCTTGCTGGCAGCCGGCCCGTCGATGTTGTTGAGCGGCTGAATCGAATGGGATTCACAACGCGACGAGGAACTCCTTGGGCGTACGACGCCGTCTACGCTCGACTCCTCGTGATGCGACAGAAACTTCTTGACGAGCAAGCTCAAACTCCAGCGAGCACTTGACGTTCCGCTATTCCACGCCTACCATCTAGGCATGGAGAGATTGCGATTGAATAGCTCAGCTCCTGCGATGCAGGAAGCGCGCGTGTCATCAACGCTAACGCTCGAGCTGATCGAGCAATTCACCAGGCTCATCAAGAAGGGGTTGCCCGCAGACGGCGTCTGCGATTACCTCGGCATTTCAGGCAGCGCCTACTACAACTGGCTACGAAAAGGCGAGAAGTTCATCGAAGGCAACGGTGAGCCTAAAGAGTGGGCGATGTACGGCGCGTTCGTCACAGCCTTTCGCAAAGCGACAGCTGTGTACCGGATGAGGCGACTCGCATCACTTCATGAAAAGTCAAACGGGCTCTGGGTACGCGACCTTGCCATTCTTGAGCGGCGTGATCGTCGCAACTTCAGCAGATACGAGCAAGCAGGCGGAGGCGACGACTCGCTTCAACCTGATGAGAGCTTTCTGTGAGCTACTTCGCGGCCGCAGCTTCTGTCGTTGATCGTCCTCTCGCTGTTGAAGCGAGCTCAGGCTCGTTCTGGCGAAAAGATCAACCCGTCGTTGACGAGAAGCGGAACATCCTCAAGGGCGGGATGTGGGACGGTCAGCGGCAGTGGTGGGAGCTCCCGAACTTCATCAAAGTTCTCGTCGGCGGATATGGCTCAGGGAAGACGAACATCGCGTCAAAGCGAGCAATCGCACTTGCTCTTGAGAATGCCCCTTGCCCTGTCGCCGTGGTAAGCCCAACCTTCATGGTTGCGCGCAACACGGTCATCAGCACGATCGCAAATCTTCTCGAAGGCCGTCGCCAGGTTTTCGGGTCGCGAAGCTTCAAGTGGTTGTACAACGCGACCTACCACGAATTTCGAATCATGTTCAGGGGTCGCACCGGAGTGATCATTGTCTACTCAGGTGAAAACCCACTGAGCTTGCGCGGACCAAACCTCGCAGCAGCAGTGATTGACGAGCCCTTCATCCAAGACGTCGAGGTGTTCAACCAGATGATTGCCCGCGTGCGTCATCCGCATGCGCGTCGCATGGAAATCGGGTTGACCGGAACGCCTGAGCAGCTGAACTGGGGATACGACCTGTGTATCGGTGAGCTGAGTGAGCGACATGACGTCGCGTACGTTCAGGTTTCAACGCGACAGAATCAAGCACTCGCTCCCAGCTATGTCGAACGCCTGCTGGGCTCACTTCCCGGTAAAGCGGCACAAGCGTACATCGACGGAGGATTTGTCAACCTCGCAACAGGTCTGGTCTACTACGCTTTCGATCCGTTTGAGAACGTAGTTGATCTGCACATGACAGACGGAGTCCAGCTCGGATGCGGGATGGACTTCAACGTGAATCCGATGAGTGCCTGCGTCTTCTGGAGAGCTGGAAGGCATATTCACTACTTCGACGAAATCGAGCTTCCCAATGCAGACACCGAGTACATGTGCAACTACCTGCGAGATCAGTATGGCGATCGCTTGCAGGACATTTATCCTGACGCGACGGGAAGCGCGAGGAAGACAGCAGCACCCGCCGGTAAGACCGACTTCTGGTACATTCGTCATGCAGGATTCACCGTCCACGCCCCTCATGAGAATCCTAAGCGCAAAGATCGCTACAACGCGGTCAACGCGAAGATGAAACCTGCGAACGGTCAGGTGTCGCTGACCGTTTCGAAGAAGTGTAAGAAGCTGCAGCAGTACTTGCAGACGTACAGTCACGAACTGATGAATAAGCAAGAGCAGATGAGCCATCTGCTCGACGCGTTTTCGTACCCAATCGCCTATCTTTTCCCGGCGGACGGAGTCGCGTTGAGAAAAGTGGCCATCCAAGGATACTAGAATGGACGCTGATCGTATTCGCATCCTCGTTGATTTCTACGGTGAAGTGCTTCCATTCGCATTCAAGCGAAACGCAACCGTGAAAGAGTGCGCTGAGAAAGCAGCGCAAGCATTCAATGTGGTGATCACCGAAACGACGCGCTGTCGATTGATCCGTGACTGCGAAGTTGTGCCCGACAACACGCCGATCGGCTTGATGAAAAAGAACGAAACAATCGAACTCAGCGTCGGCTCAACTCTTTTGGAGGAAAACAATGCCGGTCAGCACCCAGAGTAGAGAGTATCAGAAAAACATCGCAATGTGGCAGAAGTGCCGCATTGTGATCGAAGGCGAAGACTCTGTGAAAGCGAGCGGCGAGACATTCCTGCCCCGCCTGAGCCAGCAATCTGAAGCTGAGTACGAAGCGTACAAAGGCAGAGCATACCTCTACGGAGCAGCAGGACGTACGGTCGAAGGGCTGACCGGCGCCATCTTCAGCAAAGAGCCCGTGATCGAGTTCCCGAAGAAAGATCTCCTCGAGCACATCGGCGTGCAAAACGAAAGCATCCACCAGCTCGCAGACACGGTCGTACAAGAGCTGCTGAGCACTGGACGCATCGGACTGCTTGTTGATAGCCAGCCCAACGGCGAAAGCCCGTACATTGCGTGCTACTACCCGGAAAACATCATCTCTTGGACCGTGCAATTCATTGGCGGCCGAGAAGTTATCAGTCAGGTGATTTTACGGGAAGAAGTCACGAAACAGGATGAAAGAGATCCGTTCATCAAGAAGGTGGAGGAGCAGTATCGCGAGCTCCTTCTTGTCGATGATGAGCGTGGCGAGCGGTCCTATCAGCAGCGGCTGTGGGTCGCTGAGAAGAAGGTGATCGAATCACGCGAGGTGACAGAGTTCGTGCTCAGGGAAGTGATCGTTCCAACGATGCGCGGCGGGCGTCGCATCAGCGAGATTCCCTTCTACATCGCCAACAGCTACGGTCTGGGCGGCGAGGTGGTGAAGAGCCCACTCATCGACCTCGTGAACATGAATCTGTCGCACTACCGCACGACGGCCGATCTGGAGCATGGACGTCACTTCACCGCTCTTCCGACGCCGTGGGCTGCTGGGTTCGATACGCAGCAGCAGTGGTGCATCGGCAGCAGCATTGCCTGGGTGAGCGACAACCCGCAAGCGACTGCCGGGTATCTGGAGTTCAGCGGCGCCGGACTCAAGAGCCTGAGTGAGGCATTGGAGGAGAAGGCCAAGCTGATGGCAGTCCTCGGTGCGCGTCTGCTGGAGGAGCAGAAGCGAGATTCGGAGGCTGCCGAGACTGTGAGGCTTCGTCATAGAGGTGAGGGAAGCGTTTTGGGCAAGATTGCCAAGAGCGCGTCACTCGCTCTCACGGCAGCGCTGTCACTCATCGATCTGTGGCAGGGTGGGGGCGGCAACAAGATCACCGTGGAGCTGAATCAGGACTACGATTTCACGAAGCTCGATCCTCCGACGCTCATGGCACTGATGGGGGCTGTGCAGTCAGGCATGATGAGCTTCGACACGTGGTTCTATAACTTGAAGCGTGGCGAGTTTATGCCCGACTCAAGGACTTCCGAAGAAGAGCGCAAGCTGATCGTTGCAGTTCCGATGCAGCCTGCGATCCCCGGGCGGGTGGAGAGTGGTAACGACGCAGGAGCGTAGCGATGGACCAGGAGCGATACGAGCAGTATTTCCAACGAGCTCTCGGTACGACGGGGAACTACTGCTGGTACTGGGCTATCGAAGATCATAGGTCGGGGTGCCTGGTTGCTGAAGGAGTTGTCCTTTCAGATGGTCTTGATGGGTTGGGAGCAGCGCTGGAGCTTGCGAGGATGAAAATCAGAGAGTTAGAGATGCAGAAAGTCTCGCCTCAGCGCATCAACGTGTAACAACACAGCAAGAGAATTTTCATGGGTGTCAACGATTCGATTCAAGACGCATTCATCAGCAACGCCGTTGATCTACAGCGCTTTGACGCGAACCTTCGCGGCAAGGTGTTTTTGATGATGAAGGATCTTGAGACCGATCTTGTTTCGAAGCTCGCCCGTGACGACCTGACCAAGTGGAGCAGAGCGCGCCTTGAAGGCTTCCTCGCACAGACCCGTGCCACCATCAGTGGTGACGTCACGAAGATCAGTGAGACCGTTTTCGGTGAACTTCTGGAGCTCGCTGACGTCCAGAGCAAAGCAGCAGTAAACCTCACGAATCAGGCGCTTGGCGGGTCCGTGATGTCGACGTCGTTGACCCGCGGCGACCTGAAGCAGCTTGTCGGGAATGCGATGATCGAGGGTGCTCCGCACAAGGAGTGGTGGGCGAAGCAGAACACCGACCTTCAGCGTGACTTCACGCAGCAGATGCGGATGGGCCTCGGTCAGGGAGAGACGAACGATCAGCTTGTCAAGAGGATCAGAGGCTCGTCGACTGGAGCTTTGCGTCGAATCGAGGTTGATGGGAAAGCTCACGTTGTGCCTGAGTTCACAGGCGGCGTGATGAAGACATCAACACATCGAGCCATGTCACTCGTCAGAACGAGCGCTCAGACCGTCAGCAACAACGTCATGGCTGAGGTGTACGACGAGAACAAGGACGTGCTGAAGGGCAGGAAGGCTGTCGTGACGCTCGACGCCCGGACGTCTGACATCTGCAAAGCGCGGAGTGGCGGCGTGTGGGACATGAACGGCGCTCCGCTTCCCGAGAGCAAGGTGAAGATTCAGTTTCCGGGTCCGCCCCCGTGGCACTGGCAGTGCCGTACCGTGCTGGCACCTGTGACCAAGAGCTGGGCCGACCTGATCGAAGAAGCGGCGGATCAGCCATCGCAGTTGCCTGATGACTCAGGCCCTCTGAATTCGCCCGATGTGGTGAAGACAGCACTCGACGAGCTGGGCTCAGGTACTGCAGTGCCCAACCCTCTTCCAAAGCACTACACCACTAAAGAGTACGAGTCACTCAAGGCCCAGTACGATCAGGCTACGGCAGGTAAGCAGCGGCTGGGGCTTGTGCATGGCAAGGGCGGGATCATGAAGCCCGTCTCGATCAGTGACATCGCTTTCAGCAGCGAGACGTTTTCTGCAACGTCAGCAAAGCGTCGCATCGATGCGATTGCGCAAGGCAAGACAGCCAGCTTCGATCCTCCGATGGGCGTTGTGATCAACGGGAAGGTGAAGCTCCTCGGCGGCGACGAGTCAGTGATCGTGGCAAAGCTGCTGGGCAAGAAGAACTTCGATGTCGTGATCGTGGGTGAG